GTTGCTTGTAATTTGAGCTTTGACATTATGGTGTAGCTGTTTTGTTAGCTATAAGAAAAGCTTTGTAGTCTGCTTTTACTGTTCCAACTCCAAAGGCTGCTTCTGCGACGGCTTTAACATCAGCGTCCTCCTTTGATAAGTCTGTCTCGATAAGATTGTCAGAATCGTCTAATGTTCCAGGTGTTAATACTTTCCTGTGAAAAGTTCTTGAAATCTCTACCCCGTCACGCTTAATAATGGTCGCCTCCCTAATCTGAAGGTTCCATCTATTGACTACCTCCAATTTGTCGTTCAATTTTTCTTCGGTTAAGGCCATTTTTAGGAGAGTTCGATTGAACTAAACAGGTTTAAATGATGCTTAGTTTAGAGACGTAGCTACGGTCTATTACGCTGCTTCGTATGTTCCCCACCATAATTGTGATGTAGGTTGACCCATCTCAGTACCTGCAACTGTGTTGGGATTAGTGTTTCCTTGTTGATAATAATAAATAGTGGAAGTATTAGGAAAGATAATTGGGATAGGACCAGTTATGGTTGATGCTGAATTATTGTTGTAACCTGACAACGCAACGTAGCAAGTATTATTTGCTGCTGCATAAGGCATACCACCGAATTGAACATGAGCAGATGTTGCAGTGCCTCCATTTGTAGATACATAAAACCATATAGTTACTTTATTACCAATTTTTGTATATCTACCATATTGATTGGCATAACTAGGAGACGAAATACCGTCTGCGATAGTAGGACTAAATGAGCCCTCTTCATAATCGTGGAGGAGTTCACTTGTCTGTCCAGCATCTGAAGTAGCACTAAAGTCAATACCGTGACCAGCAGTTCCTATGATTAGGTTGCCATCACCTATTTCTACATTCCCGTTTCCTGTTAACACTAATTGGTCAGCGTTATTATCTCCATCAACACAAATTTTTAATTGGGAAGAAGCATTTGTATATGTTGGGTTTGCAGTAATTTTTGAAACAGTATTACCGGTTTGATCATATTCAAGTTTTAATCCTAGTGATGCGCCACTTCCTCCTAATTGTAGAACTCCATTCTGCCCACTGCTTCCAACAGTAATTATATGCAAATCAGCAAGAGGGGTATCTTCATTAAGACCAACTTTTCCATCACTTGTGATGCGGAGTCTTTCTGCATAAGTACCATTTCCAACAGTATAGAACTCAAGTTGACCATCTTCTGTACCATCAGTAACATCTGTACTTTTGCCTATTATTGTGCCATATGTAAGTTCTTCTCCTGCATCATTATCACCTCTGAAATTGACTACTCCTACTTGATCGTTATCAGCGGGAGATGATGATTTCTTTGCTAAAACAAGATAAGCACCATAGATATCATCTTTTGTATTTAATGCTCGTATTGCATTCCAATCATCATGATTGATTACTAATTCACCACTAACTGTTAATGCATCACTATCAAGTGTCATTCTTGACGTTCCACCAGTACTAAAACCGATCTCATTAGTCCCATAAAATAAACCTGTGTCTGTGTCATCGCCAGTCACACCCGGACTCGCCGCTGTATTTGTCCCTGTGATTTTAGTTGCCATGATTTCAGTTTAATTGATATTCATGCGATGGCATAGTGTCTTTAATTAAATAACAGCCCATACCGCACCCGCTGGCACAGTAACCGTTACGCCACTTGCAATTGTTGGCTGAACACTAAAGGCATTGTAGTTAGTGGTTAAAGTAATTGATGTTGCAACAGTTTGTGCCATCTGCAATAGACCTGCGTCACCTCCCCCACCACCTGCAATTTCTCCCCATTCATCCGTGTACCCTTCAAACTTTCCAGTGGTTGAGTTATATCTAAAGTGACCCGCCGCACCTGTGGGCCGTTGGCCTGTTGTACCTACAGGAACCTTAATTGCATCGGTATAATTATGAATTACAGAGCCAGTAAATGTGCCACCTGCCAAGGGCATTTTGCTTGAGTCTGTGGCTGTATCAGTTGCCCATTCCAAACTCGTAGGAGTAGAAGCATTAGCCTTTAATATTTGATTCGCAGTTGGGGCCGCCGCTGGTAATGAAACTGTATAACTAGCTTCTGATCCTTTGTCTGTTGCTCCTTTTATTCCTATATAGGCAGAACCGTTTGAATCCGCCTCATATAAACGCAGCTCTTTTGCGTTATCAATAGAAAGGTTATCTGTGGTTGTTATTGCTCCTGAAGCTAAAGATGCCAGAGTTCCCAGCGCTGTAATGTTTGACTGAGTTGCGCCTGTAACTGTTGCTGCTGTTCCTGAACAATTACCCGTAACATTTCCAGTAAGAGCACCTGCAAAACCTGTTGCTGTTAAAACTCCAGATGAAGAATTAAAGGTTAAATTCGTTCCTGTTTTTGGTGGTAATGAACCGGTGGCAGCAGTAGTGAAAAGAACATTGCAAGAGGTATCAGAAGATTCATCAGCAACCGTAATATTAGTACCTGTGGTTGCAGTAGTCGCTGTTGCAGCGTTGCCTGTGTATTGAGTAGCAGAAAGAACTTGAGTACCAGCAACCTTTAAAACTTTTCCAGAAGCAAGGTCTATATGTTCTGAACTTGTCCAGGCATCAGTGGAATCAACCCAATTGAATGTTTTATCCCCGTCAGTAGAATCAATAGTTATACCTGCCCCATCAACGGCGGCGTCATTACCTAGCCCCTTTGCAACTTCGATATTTTTGTCTTTTATCGTGAGAGTTGTTGTGTCAATAGTGGTAGTAGTACCGCTAACAGTTAAGTCGCCCGGAATGGTGACAAGGCCAGCCGAATTTATTGTTAAACGTGCTGTTCCGCCTGTTGTTAGTAATAAGCCGTCAGCTCCACTTTGAGCCAGACCTGTGTCATTATCCCCAATGAAACTAAAGCTTGGAGCGCTTTGAGTGCCAGCCGGTGCATTAGTGAGAAGATCTTCAAAAGTAATCTTTTTATTCTTATCTGCCCCTGATTCACTTTGATCAATAATTGCAAGGACATCAGACGCCGCCGGAGCCGTTAGCGCTGTAAACTCACTAATCTTCCTGTTTGCCATAACTAATACTTGATTATGTACATCATGGCAATATTTCTAACTCTAACTTCAGTACCGCCATCAGCCACAGTTGAAACAGATATGCCCGTCGTGTTCGATGTATTTGCATTGCTAAAGTTCACATTATCGTTTCTATAACCAACTTGATAACCCTGACCTGAACCAAGCGTTACACCAACACCACCAAAGACATTGTTCAAAGTCAAGCCTCGACCTTGGTGTGTATGCCCTGGGTCAGAAATGCTAGCAGAGTGATTATGTGATTTATTCTGATCGGTTTGAACAGTTGCGTTCATATTTCTCCCGCTATCTGTACCTTTCGAATGATCCCAACCGCGAACAAACTCACCCCTTAAATCTGGGAGGGCGAAAGTACTTGATCCATCACCCGCCCCCCAGGTTGTAGCAATCGCCGCAAAGAGTGTTGCAAAATTTGAACGGCTAATTGCCTCCCCATTACATTCAAGCCAACCACTAGGAGGAGTTGTATGAGCAAAAGATACAACAGACCCAGCGGGAACCCCACCGACGCTTTCCCATGTAGAGCCTGTATAAGTTTCTACCTTACTTATTGTGCTATTAAATCGCAGATCACCAGTCGCACCCGTTGGCCTCTGCGCTGTTGTTCCGGCTGGTAATTGTAATGATCCCGTCCCTGTGCAAACAATATCCCCGGCTGATGTGAGAGTTCCGCTAAAAGAAGGGGACGCAGTAGAAGCTAAACCTAGATTTGCTGTATTGCTTGAGCCGATTGTAATCCAAGCATTATTACTATTATTTCTGAGCTTAATTAAATTGTTAGTCGTATCAATCCATAATTTACCCGCAACAGTAGTTGAAGGACTTGAGGAACCTGAATTGGTCGATTGAATATCTGCTAGAACGCCATTAATGTCATTTCTAAAATTCAGGCCGTTTGCATTCCCGAGCGAGTAATCGTGAGTATTGCTCATTTAAGTAACCTCCTTACCGAAACCTGACGCAGCCCATACAAATGGACGAGCAACGGCAGCACTACCATTTTTAAAGGTTACTTGAAAACCTGTTCTTGTGATGCTTGCCAATTCATAGAAATCACCCGTTTGCTGCGATGTCGGCGTAATGACGACAGAAGGAGTGTTTTTAAAGGCTTTGATGAATGTCACTGTGTAAGCTGATGATCCTGTTGTGACTGGAGTCGAAATAGATTCCGTTCTTCCTTGTAATTCTAATACGGCTCCTAGTTCTGTAACCTGAATATTTTGGTTCGTATCGGAACAGGTTAATTTTGCTTTGAATTGTATATGCCTTGCTTTGACTAAAACATTCGTAAATTCTCTCCATGTTGTCCATGTTGAATTGTCAAGGCTTGTTCTTAGATATACGTTGCAATTAACTTTATCGGCCTGGTCAGAACCTATTGAATCAATTAGCCCCCAGGAGTCGATTAAGTCTGTTCTTGCATCCCATAAACTATTTAAGAAAAATCCTGATGCTTTTAAATTCCTGCGAACATTAACAGAATAAGATTGAGTCAAGTTAACAGCATTGGCAAAGGTATATTCACCCGATGCCGCCGTAGCGTTATCAGTTACGGTTAATTTTAAAGCGTCCAGGCTTGCATCAAATTCAGTATTAGAATCTGTCCCCGCAAAGTTGGCTGTATGTTCATCAATTGTTTGAAGCAATAACCTTTCTGATGGAGCTGGGTAATCAATCGTCACCCTTGAATCATTCCAATCTGAATCGCTACTACCCGGCGTGCCTGATCGACGACCTCCATCATCTTCAAATTTCAAAAGATAAGAACCTGTGTCAATTAAAGGGACTTGCTTCTGTGTCTGTGATCCTGTGGCAACAATCCCGATTTCTTGCGAGTTCTGCCAAGTCGCCCCGGTTGATACCTGTGCAAATCTTATTAGCGTTTTGCCACCCAGTAAAACATCAAGTTCCGTAGCTCTATTCCAGCTAAGAATTGCGCTCGCTTCATCTATAGGTAAAAGACTTACGCCCGTTACTTGCTGGGGTAAAGCTGTTTTTCCTTCTGCTACAAAAGGACTTAACTGCGCTGGCAGAGTTGACCTTAACCCAGACGCGCTAACGTTATAAACTTCAATCCTATAATTTCCATCAACAGTGTCTAATATTTCATAGGTCTTTGATCCTTCTATTGCCCTGCCTACCCAGTTCCCGTTTTCATATCTCCAACGAACATAAGCATTATCATTGTCGCTCGTCCAACTAAGTATAATTTTTACTCTGGCAATTCCTGTATTTTCATAAATTGTCTCTGTAGCTATTAGACCTGAAGGGCTTGGAGGGGGAACATCTAAATTAGTTATATCTCTTTTAACTAAAGCAATATTTGATTCGATATGTGCATATTTACCAGAGTGATATTCATTAGCTGTTATTGAATAAGTTGCTCTGTCTTGTTCGTCAACAGTTAAAACACGCCATTGGGAAGACTCGATATCAGTTGTTTCATATACCCACATACTATTTTCATTAGGCGCTGCACTAAAAGCATTCCCTACAACAGAAATCGTATTGGAAGAAATACCGCTGACTGTTTTCTTCTCAACTGAATTATCAGACAAAACAACAGATAAAGAAGCGCCTACTGTGTAACTAATGCCCGTAATATCATCAACAGGAACGGCGGTTGTTGTTGCACCGCTTTTGATTAAACCACCGCGACGGGTTCCGCTTTTCATCTCATCAGCTATTTCTATAACTTGCCCTGGTCTAACTGTTACGCCGGCTGAAACAGAAGTTGTAAAATTGACTAGTTCCTTTTCTAAGTTTTCTTCATATAAAAGCCATTTGCCAAGACGATTAGCCTGGCCCCTTGAAGTTGTCCCAAAAGCATCAATGTTTTTAACTACTCGGCCATATCTTGCCAGGTTTGCACTATCAATGACTTCTTCATAATTTACATCCATCAATTCCAGATCTAAATATTTAACAACAACAACGGTTGGCCTTGTCCTTTGGCTTGTATTCGAATAAACGAACCCAGGGGGTAAAACATTAGCAAGAGTAAATAAATAGCTCGCATCGGCTGGACTATCTTGCGTAATCTCTAAAGATCCCGCTGCCCAATAAGGCATAGCTCTAAATACAGAGCACATTTGATTGACGACGCTATAAGCTTCTTGTTGATTTTGTAAATTTGCCGATATTGCAAAACGTGGTTCTGTTGAACCTGTTCCTGTTCCATCATCAACTTGAGTGCCGCAATATTGACTAGCCGAATAAAAAGAAAACTTATCAAGTTCTGATGCTTCTAAATGATCACCAAGCCCAAAACGTGAACTTGTCAAAAGCGAATATAAACACCAAGCCGGATCATTTGTATATTGCGCTGCCCCTAATGTCCCGTTAAATGTTCCTGAATAAGAAAGGCTTCCATCAGCTCTGACAGTTGCGTTGTGCGGAATTTGGACTTTCTGCCCCTTTATACGGTATTTCCTAGTTGGAATGGAAGTGAATTGCTCCGCGTCGACACGTATGCCAACCAAAGCACTATTAGGATAAGTCCGATTGTCGTATTTAATCTCTACATAATTGTTCCACTGAATCGCATTTGTTAGCTTTGAACTTCCGCTATCGGCTGTGACTCTTATAAGTTTTATATTGACAGGGAAAGCGCCGTCTAAATTGACTAAATATTCACGGGCATATAAATCACCCGTTCGCCCTGTGATTTTGCCTGATGCTCCTGAAATCTTTGTTGCATAAGAACCGCCGCTATATTGAACTTGTATCTGAATTTCTACCTCTGTTCCAAAAATATCTCCCTTGTCTGAAATCTCCTGTAACTGTGGAACAGAGACAATAACTTTTACTGCGTCGACTCCGCTATCTGTAATCTGAACAACGCCCGGAGTTGATTGGACAATTGTGCTTAGTCCTGTTGTTTTTGTAGTTTCTGTATTAACAGTAATTGGGATGCTTGTTTGATTTGAGGTTCCTGTTCTTACCTCATAAGTAACATCTTTGAAATTGTAAGCACCATGAAAATCCTGCAAAGGTGTGTTATTTAAATAAATAGATTTAGCCCCATCCACTAAACCCTCTATTTCACCTTCGGCTAAGAGATCAAGCACCTTTGCAAAAGCCTTGCTATCGAGATTGTCTTTAGCTTCAGTCGGAGTTCCGCCACCGCCACCGCCGCCCTTGCCTGATCCGCTACCAGCTCCAATTACGATGCTCATGCTTCCACCTGATGCGTATCAATACCCGCCGATATGACAACAGAGCCAGTTATAACCTCGCCGAAAATGACAGGAACGCAAACACCAGCCCTCGAAGTGTTCTGAATCCCGCTAAAGCTAAACGAATTATTGCGCGGGTCTTGTGCAAGTTCTGGTATAGGAGGTACAGGAGTTAGTAAGCCAGCTACCCCACTTAACGCCACCGCCGCACCTACGCCTTTAACAAAACTAATAGCACCTAAATTTTTTGCCAAGGAAGCACCAAAGACACCACCACCAACTGCAAAGCCAATACCAATTAAAGCAACTCCTAAAATAACCTTTCCCCAGTTTCCACCAGCTCCACCAATAACAGGAATGATTTTTATATCACTTTGACCTGTTGGATAAAACAACTCTTCTTTTTCTATGTCCCAATTATCAGCAACAACTTTATACCTTCTATCTGCCATGTAATTCTTTAACTCAGGCCAATTAGCGACAAGAAACCTTAAGGCTTGAGCAGCGTTAGCAACGTCAGCTTCTAGCACACGCTCGCCAACAAACTTTGCTAAGTCTCCATACAATCGAACTTTACGCAACATGTCGAATCCTCCTACCTATACATTTTAGTAGCCATTCGTCTAATAAGTCACGACTTGAAAGCCTATTTTGTAAATGATGCAAAAGTATTTGTTCCCCTAAATAAACACCAATATGATTTAAACCTGTACTGCCAATACTTAGTAATAGTAAATCACCTTTTTGTAAATCCTCTTCCGGCTTTAATTCCCTGAAACCTGTAGCTTCAAAACAAGTATCAAACATTGGTCTTTTAATAAAATCATCAGGGTCATTTGGCCTATCCCAATCCACTAACTCAATCCCTAATTCTTCCTGGTAATAGTCCCTGCATAAACTCCAGCAATCATTAACACCCCATACCCACGACCTCCCAATTAGGCTTGCTTTAAATCCGCAAGGTTTATATTCAACCCATTGTTCGAGATTCGGTTGAACGATATACCATTTAAGTCCAGATTTTTCACATGCGACTTTATCCGCTTCCGAAGGTTGAGGGCTTGTTGTTGGGTGACTATGGATAACAGCAATAATTTCCCCGCCTTTGTCTTCGGCATCCGCCCAATTGATAGGGTTGAGAATAAATTGATCTTCCGGGTTAACAGCTAGATTTTCACAAGGCCAATATTTCTCCTTCCCTTTTACTACAACTAACAAACCGCAAGATTCTCTTGGGTCTTCTGCTTTTGCATGTTTTAAAGCATCATCTTTCCACATTAGGAATAGAACGAACCAATGCCAGGGAAATCAGCCGGCAAGACTTGCCTTTTGGGTATTCGCACGCCGTCCAGGTCGAAGCTTGCAGCTAATTCAAATTCAACAAGCGCTCTATTCTCTGTTACTTTCCTAGAAATAAAATAAACCTCGCTTGGGAATATTGCCGATGCATCTGGGGTTCCATGTGGGTTAGTCCCTTCTTCTTGATTGATAAGTGAATCATCTTCTTGCACGATTAAATTACTCGAACTATTTTCTAATAAAATGTCTCCCCCGCTGAAATTGGCAGCGTCGAGATATCTTTCAAGAGTTCTAATTCTCGTCACCTTCGCACCCTCTAATCCCTGAGGTAATGTCAAAAGTAAGGTTGTGATTGTACCTGCAATATTTGAAACGCGAAGAGTTGGTCTTGGTAGTTGCCGCCCATTGTATTCATAGCCATCACTTTCAATAGGCATCCTTGTATATTCTTGATTATCAAAAATAATATTTCTATAGCCATCTTCAGAAACCCCATTATGAAAATAATAGGTTGTATTCGTGCCATGAATTGCCGTTGACAATTGAAGCTGAAAAAGCTCAATAATGTTGCTTGGGTTTCTTTTCTGTAACTCAGAGACAGGTATTGCCATTAGGGTTCGAATACTTCTAAAAAGGTTGCTGTGATATTTGCTAATCCTGCATAGTTCATCGTCTTATTCCAAGATTCACAAACATATCTCCCCGCCGCTGACTCATTAGGCGGAGTCCAAGCAAAA